TGTTCTCCCTCGCGCAAAGCGTTAATGCGCTCATAGTCCATCAGCGGCTCCTGCTCTGCTTGCTCGGCTTTAACATACCCCCATGACGTAGCCAGTCGTTTCTGTACTGACTTGCAGTTGAGGTTTAGTTCTGGCTCGGCTAACGCTTCTCGCAGGGCGGTGATTGCCTCATTAGTTTTTTCAATCGGTCGGGTCTGCTCTGTGTGGTACTCCAAAGCCTCCAATGCCTTCTGCATGGCTGCTCGTTGTTGGTCGTTCATTTCATGCTCCTTATGGCTGCGGCGCACTTGTTCAGGGTGAAAGCATCGGCATCCGTAATGTTTTCGCACACCTTCGCTGCCTTCTCTTTCGTTTCAGCTATTGCGGCTTCAACGGATGGCGGGGTGGTGTAGAGCGGTTCGCTGATCCAGTAAGGTGATGTTTTCCAGTATGGGTCGCAAGAGGCTTCTGTATCGCCTGATTGAATATCGGTGAAAAGGTAAGCTATTGGCTCACCTAGATCACTGGGCGCTGTCGTGTAAAGCGGTATGGTGTATTCATCTGTAATGTCTGTGTGACCAGCCGCTATCCATGACAACTTATCTTCATTTGACATGGTTTTTGTATGATCTTTTCTAAGCCACGCCACAGGCTCCTGCTTCACAGGCTGTACTGGTGCGGCGTAGATACCGCGAACAGACCACTTAAAAGCGTCACGCTCGGACTGCTTGTTTAACTTCCACTTGTCGTAGCCCTTTACCCGCGCATCAAATTCCCAATAGGCAGCTTCTAAAGCGTCTTCAAACGCCACAGGCTGTGGAGAGGCATAGAGTTCTATCAATCCAAGAATTTTGTCCACTTCCTCTTTTGCAAGCAGTCTTAACTGTTTGTCCGAAGAATCCAGTCGATGACTGGCAGAAAGAAGCCCTTGTTTAGCCAATGCAAGTACGTCAATTTCTTTGTTCACCTGTTCTTCTCCCTATCAGCGGCAATGACTGCAATGCGGTGTGCTCTGCCCGGTACGTCTGGTGGCACAAACGTGCCGTATAGGATTTCTTGTAATGTCATCGTCTTATGGTGTTGGGTGGGCTGACTTGCAGTTTCCCGCTGCATCCAGTTCCCATCGAATAAAAGGTTAAAGATTGTCAGCCCGTTAAAAAGGTGGGGGCGGCTGTTTGAATCGCCTGCTTAAAACAGATAACGCCCTTTCTTAAAGGTTGTTACTGCGTTAATCGGAAGAAACCGCCCCCATTGATCTTATATTTTAGAATGGCACATCCGAATCATCAACATCCGATGACTCTTGTGCGTCGGTGCCTTGGCTTTCTTTACGACCACCCAGCATCTTCATCTCGGTGGCATCGATCTGCGTGGTGTAACGCTCTACGCCGTTTTTGTCTGTCCACTTCTTTGTGACCAGCTTGCCTTCGACATAACATGAAGCCCCTTTTTTCAAGTGCTGCGCAACGATCTCTGCCAGCTTTCGGTAAAAGACTACGCGATGCCATTCTGTCTTCTCGCGCTTCTCCCCGCTGGCTTTGTCTGTCCAGCTATCAGAAGTTGCCAGCTTGATTGTTGCGACACAATCACCTGATTGAGTGTATCTGCATTCTGGGTCAGCTCCCAAATTTCCTATAATCATGGTTTTATTTAACGAGGCCATACAGTTCTCCATTGGATTTTGAACCTGCGCCATAAAATCCTTTTGCGCCGGGTCGAAGGTTTAATAAACTTTTACGATTCAATCTATTTCGTTTTGATGCGTCAATCATGTTGTCTTTTTGCGTCCCTATTGCTAAATGCTCTGGATTGCAACAAGACGGCGTATCACATAAATGCCGAACAACTTTGCCCGGCGGGATTTTTCCGACAAAAGATTCATAAGTTACACGATAAACTTTTGCAGGTGATTCGCCACGCGATGTTGAAATTCTGCCGTAGCCATGCTTATCAGATGACCCCATCCAAATCCAGCATCCTGCAATCGGTATTATTTCTATTCGGCTTAATAATCTTTGAAGGATTGGTTTTTTCATCATTGCACCGGTGGTTTTGCCGCAAGCTTGTACACGGCATACGTTGCGCCATTGCCAGAGTTTTTGCTGGTCGTAGTAATCACCCAGCCGCGTTCCCGCAATTCATAAATTATTGCAGCAAGCCGGATGCAACCGACTGCCTCAAAAGCCATCATCGGCGTGATTGCTTTTTTCTTTTTGAGTTGAGTCATAACCCATGAAACTTGTGTGCCTCGCATGATGCTTTTCCTATTTAATCAAAAGGGTGTTGCTACGGACTAGGGTAATACCGGGCAATTCTTCGCCAGCTTCAATCGCTGCTTTCAAGGCTTTCTTATCCGTGGCCACAACAATTGAACGGCTGACATACTTCTCTGGAATGTCTGCATCATCAGCAATGACTACGGACGGGGCGTTGTTACGCACAGACACCTTGAACAGCGGACACTCAACCTTGTCCTTACCCGTTGCCTTTAGATTGCTTAAAACGTATTTACGCAGGTTTTCGGCTTTCTTTTCGAGCGACTTGCGGCGTTCAGCTTGAGCAACTTCGGCTTGTTTAATTGCTTCGGCAGTTGCTTCAAGGTTGCGGATAAACGAGGCAATGGCGATTACCTTGTCATCGAACTCGGCAGAATAAGACTCCAGCGTGTCGGCAATGGTTTGCTCATCTAAGTCAGTTTCGGCCAGCTTTGCTGCGACTGACGCGAAGTCAGCGGCTAATTCGTACAGGGCGATAGTCACTTGCTTTCCTCCAATACTTGCTTGCATACGGCATAGGCTTCATCCAGAACGAACAACTGGTCACCCACGGCACGAGTCACGGCATTCTTATAGAACTTGTCTAGCGTTGCCCGGTCAGCAGCCCCGCGCATTGCTTTGAGTGCTGCATCAATGTCTAGCGCAGCTTTTGCTGGCTCTGGTTTTTTTGCGGACGCTGCATTGCCGTCATCATCTTCTGGTGCAATACCGCAAGCAGTCATCAGACTATATCGACGGGCATAAGTCAGGGCAGAACCATAGCCTTGCGGGTCTTGTTTGCTTGCTGGCACATGCAGCTTGCCACAACGGATAGATTCGCCAGATTCATGCAGCAGGACTGTCTCAACTGTTACACCGGTAGCGTCTTCAAAAGTTTCCTGATACATGACAATCCCGTTATCAAGAAACGCCCCGTCAACCGCTTCGATGCACATAGACAAGTCGGCATACTTGCTCTTGAAGTGGGGATTCGTTGAGCCTTTAATGGCGGCGGCAAACCCGCGCTTTGCTTTAATAAATGCTGCGGCTACTTGTTTCATGTTTTCCTGCTCCCATTGTTGTCGCGTTACTTCGTTATCAAACCGCTCTTGTGTCATTCCCACTTCTCCCGAACTAGGTCTGCCAGCATCTGCATTCGAGCCGGTGATAGCCAATGCGTAATGCTTATCTCTGTACCATCCAGAAACACCCGCACATCTTTAATGACTGCGCCGCTGTTTTCTGGTGGCTGGTCTGGGTCGTTGCTAGGGTTTGTTTCATGCCAGTCATAAAACACATCGACGTAGCGTTCTCCGATGCAGCCGAAGTCTAGTGCGACTTCGGTGCAGTGGTCACGATATACGCGGCTCATACTGGACGAGGCTCATCAAGCCGGGTTTTAAGGTGGACAGGGTGCAGGATGTACTTCTCACCCATGTCAGCTTTAATGGCTTCCATACGTTTTTCGTTGCGCTCACGCATCCCGGCCATCTGGGTTAGCAAAGCCGGTGACGGCTCTGCCTCTTTTTTGAACTTGCGGATGATGTCAAACAATGTCATGGCTCTCTCCTGTTTCAGATTGCAAGGGCAAGCATCGCCCCGATGATTACACCGGCAACACTGGCAATGATGTAGTTCTCAATCTTGTGAACTTCATTCAATACGTTGTAGACATTGTTTGCGCGTTTGGTCAGCGGGTTCATCTTTACTCTCCTGGTTCGTTTTGATCGTGGTGTTCATCACCACAGAACCCACTATACACAAAAATCCATCCGTGTGCAATTATTTTTGCATCGGAGAGAAAATTTATGTATAGTGTGACTGTCTTACAACAGGAGGTAGTTATGGATGCAATCAAAGAAGCGGCGTATGAACTGCGTATGCCAGTCAACAAGCTATGCCACGAACTAGGCGTATCTGCGCGGCTTATGGCCTATTACCGCAAGAACGGTATCCCGCCAAAAATGTGCGTACAAATCGAAAAAATGACCAAAGGAGTAGTGACCAGAAAGATGTTGCGCGAACATGATTACGCTGAAATCTGGCCGGAACTGGGGGAGTGATGCACTACTATCAATTTAGCATCGGGGATTATCGACGGGACACAGACCACCTGTCTTTGATCGAGCATGCAATCTACCGTTACCTGATTGACTGGTACTACCTTGACGAGTCACCAATACCCAAAGAAACCCAGACGGTTTCTCGTCGGTTACGTTTGGGTTCTGATTCGGAATTGAAAGCTCTTCAAAGTGTGCTAACAGACTTCTTTGTTTTGGGGTCTGACGGATGGCATCACCCGCGTATTGACATGGATATTGCTTCATATAATCATAAGCAAAAGACAAATCAGGAGAACGGAAAACGAGGCGGGAGGCCAAAGAAAACCCAGTCGGTTATTTTGGGTTATGATTCGGAAACCGAAACGAAACCGAACACAAAGGCAACCATAAACCATAAACCAATAACCAATAACCAAGAACCAGTAACCAAGAACCAGTAACCAATAACAAAACAAAACCTTCCGCTGACGCGTTAGACGGATTCGATGAATTCTGGATGATCTACGATAAGAAGGTAGAAAAGCCGCAAGCAGAGAAAGCATGGAAGCGAACCAAACCATCTATTGAACTTCAAATGACCATCTATGCCGCTGCCAGACAATACGTTCAATCAACGCCGGACAAGAAGTTTCGCAAGAACCCGTCGACATGGCTTAACAACCAATGCTGGAATGACGAGGTGGTCGTAGAACAGAAGCAACCGCAGAAACTAGGATTCTTTGCTCAACTAGGAATGATTGGAGGCCAAAATGACCAACAGCCAACACCCATTGCCATCGGCGTGGATCAATAAAATCTTTGCTACTATGCAAGGACATTACGGTTCGCGTTTTGTTAATATGTGGAAAACCGGAGACTTGCTTCCTAACGGACAAGACGCTGGATACATCAACGCACAAAGGACTTGGGCGGAGAAACTTGGCGGCTTTGAAGATCATCCAGAGTGCATTGCTCACGTTTTGGAAATCTTGCCAGAGACCCCACCAACCTTGCCGCAATTCCTAGAGCTTTGTAGACGCGCACCACGCAAAGAACCGTTGAAGCTGGGGCATACCCTTAGCCAAGAGGAAATAAATCGCAACAAAGAACGCCTAGATGCCTTGCTGAGGGGTTTATGCGCGGAGAAAGTAACTGGTGAACGAAGAACAGCATGAAAAAACAAAATTGGCAGCAGAAGCTACAGAAACGCATAGACACGAATGCGAAGTTCGCTGGTTGGTTCGCAAATATAGGGAATCAGGCGCTGACGCAGTTAAGTCGTATCTCATTAAATGCGAAACCAGCAGGGGAGCCGCAGCAACCGAAAGATTACGACAAGACGCTTGGAAAATAATCAATGACGAAGACAAGACAAAGATTCAAACTCGTACACATCGAAGCAAGACAACGAGCCATAGACGCGGTGGCTAACGCACCAGACGGCTTTATCGTCGAGGTTAAAGAACCAACCCGCAGCCTCGACCAAAATGCGGTGCAGTGGCCGCTTTTGAACGCTTTTGCCGAACAGCTTGTCTGGCCGGTCAATGGCGTAATGACCAAAATGACCGCAGAGGAGTGGAAAGATGTTCTCTCTGCCGCTTTCCAGAACGAGACATCCCGGCTTGCCATGGGGCTTACTGGCGGCGTGGTAATGCTCGGCATGCGAACCAGCAAGATGTCCACAAAAACATTCAGCGAATGGCTGGACTTCCTACACCACGTTGCCGCAGACAGAGACGTCGATGTCAAATAAAAAAATCAAACCGAAGACCTGCAAAGGCTGCGGCAATGAATTCATGCCACGCGCCAGCACCCAAACAGCGTGCTCGATAACCTGTGCATTCAAGCTGGTCACCGACAAAAAGCAAAAGGTCGCTGCTACCGCCGCAAAAGCTGAACGCAAGGCAGACAAAGAAAAACTGGAAAAGTTGAAAAGCCGCCGCACCCATCTGAATGACGCACAAGCCATCTTCAACAAGTTCATTCGGCTACGCGACCACAACCAGCCATGTATCTCATGCGGTGCTATTGAGGCAACATGGGACGCTGGCCACTACCGCTCTGTTGGTGCTGCTCCCCAGCTTCGGTACAACGAGGATAATTGCCATAGACAGTGTGTCCACTGTAACCAGCACAAATCGGGCAACGCCATCGAAATGCGCCGGGGCATGATTAAGCGCATTGGCGCGGAACGTGTCGAAGCGTTAGAGGATAACAACACTCTGACTCGATGGACGATTGAAGACGCGCTACGCATCAAGGCTGAATATCGAGAAAAGATCAAAGCACTTGAATCGCAGCGAAATTCCCTGATAAACTGAACCAATCGACAAAAAAGGACAAGACATGCAATTCCAGCCTGTAATTGAAAGCGTTTCGGTTGATGCCCTAATTCCGTATATCAACAACGCCCGGACACACAACGAGCAACAGGTCAGTCAGATTGCTGCATCGATTAAAGAATTCGGCTGGACTAACCCCATTCTGACGGACGGCGACAATGGCATCATTGCTGGACACGGCCGACTTCTAGCTGCTAAAAAATTGGGCATGACCGAAGTTCCGTGCATTGAACTTTCGCATCTGTCTGACATTCAGAAAAAAGCTCTCATTTTGGCCGACAACAAGCTTGCGCTTAACGCTGGATGGGATGACAAGCTACTGGCGATTGAACTGGGCGAATTAAAGGAAGCCGGGTTCGATCTGTTCACCGCCGGTTTCTCTGACGAAGACATGCAGGAACTGGATATTGACGGCATTGGCGATGGCGAAAAGGAAAGCGTCCTCGACCAGCTTGGCGTGACCATTGCAGAACCGCGCAACGAAGTAGAACGCTACGACCGCTGGCTGCTTGGTGGACGGCATGTGCTTATCTGCACCAACATCATCAACGAGTGGGATTACTGGGTTCACGAACTCGGTGACGATGACCTGCTACTACCTTACGCTGGCATTTACTCTGCCCTGTCAAAGAAAGCAGAAGACCAAAAGCTTGTCATCATCCAACCTGACCAATACATCGCCGGGTACATCCTCGACCGCTATCAGGACGCGCATGGCATGGATTCGATTCAGAAGACGGGCAATCTCAAATGATCAATACCGGCGGCGTTTGGAATCCAAAAGAGGAAAACATCTACTTCCTCGCTACCAGCCCGGCCTACCATGAGGCAAACAACGTCACGTCTTACTACGACTACATCTTGTGCGCCGTAAATGAAATCAAGAACGGCAAAGACGAGCAATTCATCATTGACGCGGTGCAGAAGGGCAAAAAAGTCTTCATCGACTCCGGTGTTTTCTGGCTGACAAACCAACACGCCCGTGCCAACAAAATGACGATGGACGAAGTGCTTGCACTCGCCCCTGATGAACTGGACGGCTTCGACGGCCTATTCGACAAGTACTGCCGCATCGTCAAAGAGATTGGCGAAAAGGCTTGGGGCTACATTGAGATTGACCAAGGCGGCATGCACAACAAGATCAAAACCCGTGAGCGTCTTCACGGGCTTGGCTTTAATCCAATCCCTGTATACCACCCGCTTGTTGATGGCTGGGACTATTTCGATTATTTGGCAGAACGCTATGACCGCATCTGTCTTGGCAACATCGTTCAAGCCGACAACGTAACCCGCAAAAAGCTATTGGCTACCCTTTGGGAGCGCCGCCGCAAATACCCGAACCTCTGGATTCATTGTCTCGGCCTGACGCCAAACGAATTTTGCCTTGGTTTTCCATTGAACTCATGCGACTCATCGTCGTGGATTTCAACTGTGCGCTGGATGCAAATGCCAACTCGCGCCCTGCTAAAAGTCTACGACAACGTAGAAGAAAAGTATTTTCGCTACGACCTCGAAGATGAATCGAAAAGCTACCGGAAAACTGTGCAGATGTCGGCCACCGCAATGCGTGCTGACCTGCAAAATTGGAGACGCTACATCAGCGATGTGGAGTCAGTTCTCGAATGCGACCACAAAATGCCATTATGAACGCAATCATCTTCGTCACATTTACCGCAGAGGGCTTTCACCGATGGTCAGGCGCGACTGGCCACCGGGATTACCTAGCAACCCGTCATCGGCATATTTTCAACGTTAAAGTATCGTGCGAGACATGGCACGATGACCGCGAAATCGAATTTCATGACCTGCGCGACCAAGCCAAGCTTTACTTCGGCGAGGGCGAATTCAATGACCTATCATGCGAACACATGGCCAGACTGCTAGCGCAAAAACTGGCTCTCATGTACCACCGAAGCTTCACAGTAGAAGTCAGCGAGGATGGCGAGTGCGGCTCAATTGTTCGGTATGAGTGCGAAATCCCCATTTAATACATTGACTCGCATCATGCCATTTTCAAAGATATATACCCATTCACTACCATCTTCATCGACATCATCGATGCAGCCGAAAGCATCAGGGGCGTTATCCAAGACGATTTTGTCTAGCTGTTCAAGTGTAAGCATTTCTCTCTCCTGATTCGTTAAACTACACCCAGATTATCCCAATCCCAAAACAGAGAATCAACAACAATTAAACGAGGCCACAAAATGAGCATCTCGGAAGTCATCCGCAAAAGAATTGAAGCTGTCAACGGCAAATATCACGCCAATGACAACATCGCTGACTACATCCACGACGATGAAATCGAGCAATTACAGGCCGAAGTGCAGGAAAAAATGCAATCCCTGCTCGAATCCCTTGTAATTGACACGAAAAACGACCACAACACCCAAGATACGGCCAAACGAGTCGCCAAAATGTATCTCAAAGAGGTCTTCAAGGGTCGTTACACGCCAATTCCGAAAGCAACGGACTTCCCAAACGCCAAAAACCTTGACCAAATCTACACGCTCGGACCGATTACGGTGCGCTCTGCCTGTTCGCATCACATGGTGCCAATTACTGGCCGGTGCTGGATTGGTGTCATTCCATCGGAACGGGTCATCGGCATTTCAAAGTTCGTCCGCATTGCTGACTGGATTATGAGCCGCCCCCAAATCCAAGAGGAAGCGACTGTCCAGCTAGCGGACGCTATCGAGAAAATCATCAAGCCCCGTGGCCTCGCCGTAGTGGTTGAAGCCACTCACCAATGTATGACGTGGCGCGGCGTAAAAGAATCACACACAGCCATGACCACAAGCGTAATGCGTGGCATCTTCCGCGAATCCCCTGCATCGCGTACTGAATTCTTTTCTTTGATTGGCAAAGCATGACTATTCGAGCAAGCCGCTACCACGACATTTCGGTTGGCCACCGAGTACACAAGCACGAATCCAAGTGCCGCCATCTGCATGGCCACAACTACCGGATTCATTTTCACTGCGAAGCTGACCAGCTAGACGAAGTTGGCCGCGTGATTGACTTCTCGGTCATCAAAGAAAAGCTTTGCATGTGGACAGAAGAGCATTGGGATCACCGAATGCTCATCTGGATGGACGACCCGCTTGCCCAAAAGCTTCTCGACATCGATTCGATGGTCGTTCTAGTCCCGTTCAATCCGACTGCCGAAAACATCGCCATGTATCTCGTGAACGAAGTCGGACCGAGACAGCTACAAGGCACTGGCGTTCGTCTGGCAGAGGTCACCATCGAGGAAACCGCGAAATGTCACGCAACATTCTCCGTCTGACTTGGCACGACTTCCAGATTGGAATTGACCGGCTTCATCGGTCATTGAAGAATGTGCCGAACACCGGCATCTATGGTGTGCCACGTGGCGGCTTGCCTATTGCCGTCACATTAAGCCATTACCTCGAAACCCCGCTGCTGCTTAAACCACAAGACGGCTGCATCTGGGTCGATGATATTGTCGAGACAGGCAAGACGGTGGATGGCATCGAAGTAACCCCAGCCGCAAAGTGCTGCTGGGTCACAAAGAACCCGCGTGCTGATGTGCTGGCCGCATACGTTGTATTCGAAAACCCGTGGATTGTTTTTCCATGGGAAGGCGCAGAACAAGCTCAACAAGATATGGTGGACTACTATGCTTCCCGTGAATGAATGGTTCGAGTCTGTACAAGGTGAGGCAACATTCACCGGCACTCCGTCAGTATTTATCCGCTTGCAAGGCTGTCCCGTTGGCTGCGGATGGTGCGACACAAAGCACACATGGGAAATAAACCTGACTCGCAGCACCCCTATTCATCAGATGATGGCAAAGACGCAGGACATCGACACGTTCAGTTACATGGCTGTCGACGAAATCGTCCGCAAGCTAGGCGACTACAAAGCCCAGCACGTTGTCATCACCGGCGGCGAACCTTGCATGCACGACCTTTGGGCGCTCACCTTCGCAATTGAAGGCATGGGGCGCAGCGTACAGGTTGAGACGTCTGGCACTTTCCCAATCAAAGTCACGGACGGCACATTCGTTACTGTCAGTCCAAAGCTAGACATGCCCGGTGGCCGCGAAGTGCTTGACGAAGCACTAGACAGGGCAAACGAAATCAAATACCCTGTAGGGAAACAAGCAGACGTGGACAAGTTGATTGAGCGCATCATCCCGAAACTGGACGACGATGCAATCATCTGGCTGCAACCCTTGAGCCAAAGCAGAAGCGCAACGGCTCTATGCGTTAAGGCGGCAACTGACAACGACTGGCTCATCAGCATTCAGACGCACAAGTTCATCGGGGTACGATAATGGAAGCAAAACAGACAGCCGAATTTATCGGCACACTTTTGCACTCGGCAACTATTGCCCACTTCATGCACCTGCAAGCAGAAGGCGAAGGCTCATACGCAAAGCACATTGCTCTTGGTGATTACTATGACGGCATTGTCGGTCTGGTCGATTCATTAGCCGAATCAATCCAAGGGGCTTACGATGTCATCTTGACCCCCTACCCAGTTTCATTCGGTAACCCGGACATGGATGCTCTCGAATACATCAGCGCATGCCGTGACTATGTACGTCAGGAACGTGGCAACATCCCGCAAGATAGTGAGATACAGAACGAGGTGGATAATATCGCTACCCTACTGAACTCGACCTGCTATAAGCTGACTCGCTTGCGTTAATGCCCACCGCCCCGCTGAATAGTAAGTGCGCCCACCTAGGATGCAAAGCCCCACGCAGTAAGCTATCGCAGTACTGCATAGAACATGGCGGCAGAGACACCCAGCGCATAGAGAAGACATCAGAGCGAAAGGTATTCGACTCGATGTACCAGACTGGATTCTGGAAGGTTACTCGGAAGCTATGCCTTTCACGTCAGCCACTCTGCCAGTCATGCTTACAGCGTGGCGTCATAACAGAAGCAAAGCACGTAGATCATTTATTCCCATGGGCAAGGATAGGCAGACAAGCATTCTTCCGTAATATATTCCAATGCCTCTGCCAAGACTGCCATGCCCACAAGACACAGCTAGAGCAGAAGGGCATAGCAAGGCACTACGAAGGGGATACCCCTACTGACTACTCAATGATTGAGTACAGCACTACTGTGCCGCCCCTCTCGCCATCTTTGTGAGGGTGTTGCAATCTTGCGCAATAAACTAAAA